CCAAATTTGAGGATCGCCGCCGGTCAGTTGTAAAGGCGCTTCAAAAATAACAGGCGCATGGGCGTTACCTGGCGATTTGTTGTAATCGGCAGAATAGCCTAACGATGGCTGTGTAGGGTAAGCCGTAGCCGTAGCCGCGCCCATCGGAAAATCTTCAGCCTTGACGGTCAAAACGCCCTCTTCGTCCTCCTCAATTTCAATGATTCGGACAGGCGTTTTATCAAGCCCCAAACCCTCGTCTGTCAGCGTTACCAAGTCCATAGGCTCAAGCAGGCAGTATTTCCAACCAAGCTTAAACTCATATTCATTGCGGACGTACAAAGCACGCTGTAACAGCAGTTGCGCCACATGGTTTGCGACTTTAGCGTCGCAGATTCCGTGCATTTTTACCGCATCTTTAGGGCGCAGGCCGTATTGCTCAATATTCGCTTGGTCTTTCACTTCAGCCACGGCGATATTGTAGTCATTCGCGCGGTCGAGATACTCAACCTGTATTTGGTTGTAAGCGTCAGCATTGGTTTTGCGCTCAACCTTTAAAGGGTCTTCCGCGCCCGACACGATAAAATCGTCGTCAGTCAAGTCGTAAACAGGTGTCAGGTTTGGTACATAGGCCGCGCCGTTTCCTGATAACTTCACGTCGCCGTAAGGGACAATTTTCAGACGGCCTTGTGAAAACACTGCCGCGCTATTAGTCTGTTCCAACAGCTCGGAAATGTTTTGCTGTGCCTCCGTCTGCTCACTGTAAACAGGGCTTAAAAAGATACCAGCCGCGCGGCAATAAACGCCGTAGACACTCGTATCGCCCAAGTTTTCGGCAGGGAATCCGCAACCGTAGTTCTGATTCGTCAGCATATCGCGGATAATTTCGCTCGGATTTGCGTCAGGAATTGAGGACGAATACCCCATTTTCCCGATAACCTCGAAATTATGGCTATAAATCTGCGCTGATTTTGTCAGCTCGTAATTCGGGCTGTAAATATAAGCCGTGCCGGAATAGTTGATAGCCTGCGCTTGGTGTTTCGGCTGTTGCAAATGCGTCCAAGTCGGCTGTTCATCGCCGCCTTTAGCAAGATTCAGGCGTAATTGTGAAAGCGATTCAAACTTTTCTTTGTCTCGCCAAATGCGCCCGATTCCCTTAATCTCGCCCTCGCACAAGGCCATCATGACGGCGGCTTCGTAGGTGTAGGAGGTATCCTCTTGCTGTACGCCACCGCCGCCCTTACCGCCTTGCCGGGTCGTTGTCTTGGTCTCAATAGTGGTAAAGTCGCCGTACCAAATCAAATTGCCAGCAACACGCGCCCGACCGTAAACAACAGGCAGGGTCAAGCCTTGAGATGATTGCTGAACTTGTAGGGATAAAATCCGTTGTTCAGAATTTGAAATAGTGGAAGTCTTACCGCCCATGAGTAACCTCTATAAAATCAATCTATTAAATACGCTTCATACCAAAGGCCTTGTAACTCCCACAAATCCCCAGGTTCTTTTGTTGCAATATCGAAGCCTGTTTTTGTCACATTTGCAATGTGAATCAATTTTGCGGAACCTGTTTTTAGGTCAAGCGTAACCTTGACAAATGGGATTTTTGAAAACGGCTTTTTAAATTTAATCGTTGTAGATGTTAAAAAATCGAAATCGCTCCCCAAATCATTTCTGGTGAGGTATGCCGCCTGATACTCTTTTCGGGTATCAGCTATTTTGCTGACCTGTTCCGCGACCGCTGCCATCTGTTTGCGCAAATCAGTGTCGTCATCCGCCGCGCCGCCTTTTGGCAGGTTGGAAAGTTGTTTTTTGACGGCTTCCAATTCTTTTTTAATTTCGGTGTCGTCATAACTACCGCCAGCGGCTTCACCGTGACCACTACCCAATCCATAAGCTGTTATTTGAATATTCATTTTTTTGCTCCTAAAGTAAAAAATTTCATCGGACGGCCTGAAAGTTCAGCCTGATCCAATTCGTCCAAAACCACACCGCGCCCGATGTAGCTGTGAATAATCTTGTTGTCGCCCACTAAAATGGCGGAATGACTGAACGTACGCCCGAACTTCCACATGACAATATCGCCGGGCTTCGGGTCGTCCGTCTCTCTGCAAAACTTGGCGATAACCTCTAAATACCGCTCGGTATCGCGGTGCAGGTGCCAGTCGCGGGAATATTTGGGCGGCGTGAAGTCATCAGGGACGATACCGACCGCGCCGTAAACACCGGCAAGCAACATGGCGCAATCCACGCCTGCACCTTTGACCATTGCGAAATGATGGTACGGCGTACCAAGCCACGAATAAGCCTCTTCGACAATTCGCTTTCTTAAATCCATTTCAGATAGACTCATTTAAACCACCGTATCGGCAGACGGGATATAGGGGAAACCGCGAAAATGCACGATGTTTTGGAACTTGTCCTTACAAGTGCTTTGTCGTTTATCGCAGCCCGGATAGATTTTGAACACATCTCCGGCGCGTGGCGGGTGTGGTAGGCGCAAGGCAAAAGACAGCGTGCCGTCTTTGTGTTCTTTGACGGTGCGTGTCAGCCCTGCATTAAGGCCGCTTGTGAACTTGATTACGCCCTGATTAAACCAACCGTTCGCCTGTGTCAGGTTGCAAGTCAGTTCCGTGCCGGTCGTGCTGTTTGCGGTTACGCGGCCATTTACCGTGAACTTCTCACGGTTGACTTTACAGCCACCGTCATAAAGCGTCCTCATGCACCCAGCCTGATAGATATTGCGTGGGCTTGATACGTTCAGCAGTTCAATATCTGATTTGACATCGACCTTGACGGACGAACGACTGCCCGACACATCCGACACACGGCCGGAAAAGATGATAACCGTGCCAACAGGTTCAGGATTTGGCGTAAGGAAATCGCGGAAAAAGACACGCTCAATAACCACCCTTGCGCCGTCTAAAGCACCGCCAAGCGCGGCTTCTGCCCACTGCAAGCCCTCAAGTCTGTAACTTGGCTCAGCGGCGATTTGCAACGTATTGGAATCAACATCAAGCCCTACCGCCGTTCTTGTCGCTCCGCGTTTGATAATCAGCTTATAGGCTTCGTACTGATTCCCTTGCCATGTAACAGGCTTGTCAAAATTCGTATGACGCAATACCTGCCCATTCGATAAGGTAATCGTGAACAAATCGGCCATCAAAAACCTGTCTTCGTTATGGAGCAGGTTTATTAATTCAGCGCTTGCACTTTTCATAATTTCAAACTCGTAAACTCGATTTTCTTCGCGTTCCACAAATGGCCGATGAAGTTTTCAAAATCCACCGTGTCAGACGTGAAGCGGACGCGGAAATAAAAACCGCCTGTCCATGTGATAGGTGCGCCGGGCGTTTGCGGCGTGTTCAAAACCAATACGCCGTTATTGTCTATCGAGAAATCACGGCCATGTGTCAAAGCAACACCGCCTACTTTAACCGTCGGCACACCTTTGACCGCTAAAACAGGCTCGGTAAAACCACCGTAATTGCGCACAAGCTGGTATCTCGTTACACCCTGAACAACATTCCCGATAAGTTGGTCTGTTACCTTGTTATCCGTCGGGTCTTCGTACAAAAAGCTATCGAAGCTGCCGCGCCGTTCGTTAAAAAAGCCTGCCAACTTCTCAAGTTCGTTGATTGAAGCTTTTGTTCTCAACACTTCAAACGACAGTGAAAACTTCCATTGCGGATAAGTGTAATAAGCACTGCGAATCTCACGCCCTGAAGCTGACTTTTGAATATTGGTACTCCAAACAGCCGTTCTTTTACGCCCCCACTTCAAGCCGGGGAACGTTGGGAAAACTGCGTTACTCATATCAAATAATCCCCTTCGCTTTCAGTAATGCGTTAAATTCGTCTTCTGATAGCTCTCTGCCTCCAAGCATACCGATGGCCTCCGCCTCGTCTGTTTCGCTCTGTACGGGGCTGGATGACGGCTTAATGCCCATGTATGAGGCTACCAAGATATGCACGGGCGGATGTTCCCGCCAATAGTCATTTAAATGCCCGATTCGCGGCAAATCCAAGTTGTCGGCGACATAATCCCACGTCCACCCTGTTGAGGCGCAGACGTGGGCAATCATTGCACCGAAACTTAAACCGCCGCCTGAGCTTCCCCCGCTTGCGCGGCTTCCTGTTCCTTGCGTTTCAAACCGGAAACATCCATCACAGCGGCGAATACTTCGTTCATGTTGCCAATATCAATCAAATCAGCCACTTCTTCGCGCGTCATATCGGGATAATTGCGTTTCAACGCGGAATGGGCGCAATCGATAACGGTAGAAATCTGTTTTGTGTCTTGCACATTGCCGTCAAATGCACCAATTCGGCTTTGCAACTGTTCCAATGCGCCAAGTGCGATAGGTGGGATAACGTAATTTGTGCCGTTCAGTTCAACGGTTACGCCTTTAATTCGTACGGTCATTTTGTTTTCCTTTTTCGTTTCGGGGTAAATGAAAAAGGCCGTCATTTTCAGACGGCCTGCATTATTACTCTTGAATCCACAACGTGCCGACTTTAAAGCCTGCTTCGTCGGTTGAGGCAGTAAAGTCAATTTCAGGCACGGAGAAGTCATCGTTTTTGGTTGAGAACAAGCCCAATTTGCCGCTGGTTACGCTTTCCAGTTCCAACAGGGCTTTTTTACCTTTGAACTGCGTCAGGTATTTCAGTTTAAAGGTCGGCGTGTTCCCCATCGCCATGTTAGACAGCTCAATTTTCTTGGCTGACGGCATGGTTTGCGTATAGGTAAAGCTTGGGAATACCGTTTTACCCTTCGCGCTGTCGTGGAATGTGTAAAGGCCGGTATTTGATACAGTGTATTGACCCGCAGCAGGGTTGCTGGCTACTTTGATATAAGCCGTGCCGTCCTCGCCCATCACACCAGCGTCTTCAACAAATCGACCGCTGTTAGGCGCAACCACCTGAACAGTGTAAGCACCCGAAGCAGGCACAGCTTTGCCAGTGGTATCAGCAAACAAGGCTTTCATCGTCCCGGTTGCAAACTCAGCGCCGAAGAACAAAGTATTCAGCGTCAGGCCGTTGATTAACGCGCCCTTGAATTTACCTGAAACCTTTACCTTACCTTGAGCAACAGCCAGCGCAAAGCGGTTTTGGCCGTAAAACTCTTTTAACTCTGCCGACAAATCAACAGACATTTCCTGCAAGCCCATGATTCGCACAGGCGTTGCGTTTTGCACACGGTTGCCGTAAGCATCCGTGATCATCTCAGCGAAAACCTCGCCACTACCAAACGTCAACTGCATGACATTTCCTTTCTAATTGCCGACTAAGCGGCGCAAATCATAATTGGGATAATACAGACGGCCTGATTGCCAAGCGTTCCCTCGTCTGTTTCTACCGTCCCCTCAACGCGGCAATACTCAACATCCGCGCCATCAACCAATAAAGCCGTCCTACCAGTGATTGGGTGCACAGCGTTCACGGCATTACACACCGCATCAATCAGCGGATTCATGATGGGCGCGGGTGGCTCGCCTGCCGTCTGAACATAAAGATACACATCAACGCGCAACAGCCATTTCGTCTCTTGCCCTGTTGTCGTTACCGCCTGCATATCGCCTTGAGCCATAAATAACGCCGGCTGGTCGTAGCCCTTTACGTCATTCCAGTGCAACAGCTTGCGGCTCTTGGTTGTAAAACCGTCTAACGCCTCAAGCTTTGCCCACAGCGCTGAATAAATCGCTTCACGATTCATCGTAATACCCCTTCAATGGATTTTTGCAAATCCGCCTCAATCTCCGGCTTCATATCGCGTAAAGCCGACCGTAAAAACGACCGTTCAGGCAGCTTCACATTGCGAGAGTGGGCGCGGATTTGCACATAACGCGGCGATTTCAACGGCCTGCCGAAAGCCTGACGTATCTGCCTCATTGAGTCTTTAACGTTGACTGTTCCGGCAAAGCCATATTCATGCGCCACGCCGTATCGGACATTCGTGTTGACCTCGCCAACAACCAAACCGCCCGAACTGGTCACTTGCTGATGTATTGAGCGGTGAAGATTGCCAGTCCGTATATTCAACACCTGCCCGGATAGGCGGTTATCCATGACTTCGCTTTGCAAACGCAACGCCGACCGACCAATGGACTGCACGATAGCCGTCTGAACCTTGCCACCGTAGGAGCGCAATACCGCCGCCAAAACGTCGCCGCCGATAAATTCCATTTTCAGCATTTCAGACGGCCTTTCGCTTGTATTCCATCAGAATGGCGTAAGCGGACGGGGGGATACCGCCCGACTGGCTAAAGCTCGAAAAGGATATTGTTTCCCCTGCAAGGCTTTTACTCTGCACGCCCTTGTTCTCGATTTCGTTCAAGCGTTGCGTTGCGATAATCAAGACGGCTTCCTGAATATCGGCAGGCATGGTTTCGTAGCCAGCACGGTACGACACTTCAACGTTACGGATTCCCTGCGCAAAGCAGGCATGGCGAATCAGCAGCCAGTTATCAAAGTCCCAGTCATCTACTACTCGCCCGTTGATTTTCACGGACGACACGGAAATGACAGGCCATTGTTCCAATACAAGGCGATTCTTGCCGTTGCCGTTGTAACGCTCGACATAATCCGCCGCAGCTAGTTTTCGACCGATAAAAGCCTCAACCGCCGCCGATACCCCGTCAAGCAGGGTTTGGAAATACGCGTCCTGCTTGTCGTGGGTAACGCCTAGCCGTTGCTTGAGCGAATCAAGTGGGACAAGGGCGGCCATCGTTATTCAGCCTTTTCAGATTCAGAGGTCTGTTCTTCCTGTTCAGCATCAGCCTTTTTACGGCCGCGCTTACCTTTTTCAGGCTCCCCAGCTTCGGCAGGCTCTTCAGCCACGTTACCAAAGCCAAACTGATACAAGAATTGCGCCGCTTCGGCAGGCACTTCAACAACGCCGTTTTCGCCCACTTCGTAGCTTTGGCTACCAAATGAAACATCGGTAAAGCCTTCAGGGGCTTGTAATTTAACCATTTCAGTCATTTCGATTCTCCAAAAGAAAGAGGCCGTCCGAAAATTCAGACGGCCTGATTAGGCTTAACCTACGTTGGTAATCATACCGAAAGCAGGCATGAACATACCTTGCAGCACTTCGTCCGCATAGACACCATATTCATACATACGGGTACGCAGCGGCCATTCGATTTGGTAGTACTCTTGACGTGTACGCACTTGCAGCAGGTTACCCACGCCTTGAACGTAAGCAGGCAGACGGCTTGAATAGAACAGGTAAGTACCGGCAGGCAGGTTCGGGTGTACTACGATGTTCAGCTCGTCGCCTGTGATTTTGTTCAGGTACGAACCGACAACGACACCAGCTTTAATGTTTGCGGTGTTATTCACGTCTACATTCAGCTTAATCATCGGTGCGCCACCGTTGCCGATAATCAGCTTGGTCAAAGCAGCCAAATCGCGGGCGTTGACGTAGATTGTGTCAGGGGACAGGCGATATTTTGAGTAGAAGTTTGCAAAGGCTTCTTCAAACTCATACACACCGCCTGCGCCGTCTGAGGTCAGGCTGCTGCCTTTGTTATCCGCCCAATACGCGCCGGAATCAGGCAGGGCAATTTGGGTCAACAGACCGTCAAATTCCAAGATAGAAGTGGAATTGTCTTCAGACGGCAAAGAAGCGGCGGTTTGAGTGCCTTCAGCGTCAGCCAAAATATCCACTTTAGCGGAAGTAGTGACCGCACCCAGTTTTTCAGAACCGGCAGCGCCCCAGAACCAAGCGTAGGCAACCGCGCCGCGAACAGCTGGAACCATAGCGGTTACTTTTTTACCTGTCGCAATACCGGAAACAGAAGCGGCAGCAGATTTTTGAGCAGAACCGCCGCCGAATGTATCGGTCGTGCCGTCAGCGTTTTGGCGTGTGATTTTGGTCGGTACTTGAGCAGTTTTAATGTTCAGGCTTTGGCCGATTGCACCGTTGTTTGCGCCTGCCACGTCCCAATATGCTTGCAAGCCCAAAGCCACGCAGATTACAGACAAGGTGCTACCGCTGATTTTACCCGATGCTTCAGCGGAAACGGCAGCGGTCGGAGTAGGTGTAACGCCTGATTTCAGGCTGGTATTCCCGCCCAACAAAATCATTTCTTCGGCAATCATAGTGGCTTGCAAGGTTTGGGCAACCGCCAACGCTTTCACATCTTCGAAGCCACGCGCAGCGTAGTCAGCTTCAAAGGATACTTGGTTTTCCAAGCCGATGGCGCGGAATTGGGCGTTACGCTCAACCATTTCGTGATTGATGACACCACCGCGTTTACCTTCGCTAATGCCGGCGCGTTGATTGCCTACGTTGATATTAGTGATGGCTTTCCAGTTTGAGCCGATGGTGCGACCGCCGCCCACGCGTGGGATACGGTTGCGCAACGGTGTCAGTACCGGATAGAGTTTTTGTGACGGCGCTGACAGATCATAGGTTTGCAAACCATTGGTAAAGCTGGTCGGCTGAGTAAAACCTTTGTTCAACGGCTCGCCGTTTGCTTGTGCTGACTTCATCAGCGCAATTGTTTCTTGTGTGAGTTGATTCACGTTCATTTATCGCTCCTGATAATAAAAAAACCGCCTGTAAGCGGTGTTACAGACGGCCTGTTTGTTTTGCTTTAATGAGTGTCGCCACGTCATCAAGCGAACCGTCATTCTTTACAATCGGCTCAAAACCATTTAAAGGGTCTTCGCCGTTATCTTCTGCCTTACTGATAGCTTTAGTGCTACCTTTCGGCGGCGCTGCCTGTTTCTTCAGGCTTTCGATTTCTGCCTTCGCTTTGGCAAGTGCGTCATTCGATTTTTTCAGCGCGTCTTGCGCTTTTGCCAGTTCGTCCACTGATTCGGCCTTGGCAAGGTCGTCTGATTTATCGGCTTTGGCTGCCAAACCATCAACCAGCTTGTCGGCTTCGCTTACTGTCAAGGTTTTCAGCGATTCAGCAAGGCTGCCTGCTGATTCTTTAATTTGCGCGATAACAGCTTCATCGATGTTGTCGTAGGCTGCTTCCTCAATCAGCCATTTCAGCGACATCAGCACGTCAGCCAGTGATTTGACTTGCCACATTGATTTGGCGACCGGCTCGTCTTTCGGTTTCTCGGCCTTTGCTAATACCGCTTTCAAGATGGCGATTTCAGATTCGGACAAATTCACGCTTGCCGATTTCTCGGTTTCGTCTTCTTTGTCGTCTTTGTCGTCTTTGTCATCTTTCTTATCGCCATCTGCCTTTTCAGCATCATCAGCAGGCGTTTCATCGGCTTTATCAGCCGGCTTGTCGTCTTCGTCCTTATTCGCCTCTTCCTCATCTTTCGGCTTATCCGCTTTGTAGCAGGTAAACACCGCGTCAGGGTTGGCAGGACGGTCAACAAGGCTGATTTCTGTCAGCTTTAAGCCTGTGATTTGCGACTTATTCAATTCATCACGGGAGGTAACGCTCCCACCGATTGAAAAGCCTTTGTAAACGCCTGTTTTGACTTTCGTCACGGCAACAGGGTCAACGATATGCGCGCCGAAGAATGTGCGCCCATCGTCTTCTACATTAATCTCAATAGCCGTCCCCGCTGCGTTTGAGCCGTGCATTTCACGCACCGCGCCAAACTTCATATAATCGGGAATAGCCGCTTTCATTGCTTCTGCCGCGATAATTTCGCCGTCCGAATCGACCGCTTCACTTGAGGCATACCCCCAAACTTTGACAGTGCCGTCGTCCTGCGCTTCCATCTTGGCGATTTCTGCGTATAACTTTGCCATTCTGTACTCCAAAAAAAAGCCGCCCCCGTAAAGAGAGCGGCAAACCCACTACCAACATCAACTAAATTTAAGACATATCCTCTGCCAAAACAGGGACGACCGTACACCTGCAATTGGGATGGCCTGGAATCGTTAAAGCACCATGTGAGAAATGCTCATGCAGCCCAATCACGCCCATCTTACCGTTCGTATTGCAAACCTCTGATACTTTATCGTCTTCAGCGGTCAGCCACTGTTTACCGGCAACAAGTCCGGTCTCTTCCCAGCCTATCAGGTTGCCCATGCCGTCCGCCATCGCCGTCTCAGTTCGGGCAATAGTTCGGGCGCGGGCATTGCTGAAAGCGTGAGATTCTTTCAGACGGCCTGCCAATTCCTGCACACTGTCGCCGTTTCGCATGGCTTCGACCACTTGGCCGCGTATCATTTCGCGCGTTCCCTCTGTGATTTGCCATTCGGCGGCAGGGTTTTGGATAAGCTCGCCGCCCACCCACTTCATGCCGACCATTTCGGCGGCGCGTTCATGCGCCCACTTGACAGCACGGCTGCGAATATTCGTAACCATGCCGACAGCAGGGTCAGGCATTACATGCAACAAGGCGGCAACCGCCCCGTCTTCCGCCGCGCGTCTGATTATCGGCTCAACCACATCAGACAATCCCGACCACTCGCCAAAATCCAAACCGTCGGTAATGATTTTCGCTACTCTGTTCAGTTCGGCGGCCAGGTCATCGGCCTGCCAGTCAACAACCGCCCCGGCAATCAGTGCCGCGATTTGTTCAGCCAAGCCGTCAACTCGTGTCAGCAAATAAGCCTCAATAAGCGCGGCGGCTTCGTCTTCGCTCATCGGGCTTTCCGACTTTCCCAGCTTTTCAGCCTCTTGATTCGGCTGTTCTTCAGGCTGTTGGTCGTCTTGCTTGCTTGGTTGTTCCTGCTCCGGTAACGGCTCTTTGCCCAATTCGGCGCGGATTTCATCAGCGGTCAAGATACCTGCGTTTTTGTAGATAGCGTAGATTTCTGCCTGTTCTTTCGGGTTGAGCGATTCCTCTTCCTGCCAAACAAACTCATACGCGGCCATATCCATATAGCGGGCAAGCACGTCATCAATCAGGGATTTTACCCAGTTTTTCAGACTACTCATGCCGTCTGAAAGCGACTGCTCACGGCTCGTCTCTGCCACGCTGCGGTTTACCTGCGCTACAAACGGCGTAGGCTCAACACTAAACGCAAAGCAAACGACACGCGCCAACCATTCGTCGTAAACGTCCTTAAGCGGCGGCTGTTTCGTCTCTTTAAAGTTTCTGGCCAACTCGCCCGGCACGAAACGCATTTTACGCCGTTCCGCCGTCTCGCCCGATAGCAGCAAATCCCAGTATTCTTGGAATCGTTTAATGTCGTCAGCCGACCACGTTTCAGGCACGCCGACTAAAGCGTCAGGCACACTACCAGCCGTGTAGTATTCCAGCGCGTGAAGCTGCCGTTTTAGGGCAATATTCACGGTCATGATGATTTGCTCAACGGGCGAATAGCCGTAGACTTTATAGCTTCGGTTGTTGCGTGAGCGGTAAATCAATTCATCCGCCGTGTAGTCAACTGCCGCCATGCCGTGCAAGATTTGCTGATACGCTGTATCAGGCGGTGCTGGCAAGCGGCCTGTATTGTCCAATACGCGCTTAATTGTTGCGCCGTCTATCACTTCAAGGGCGAATAAGTCGCCGCCCAGTGTTTTACGCGGATAGATACATGGCGCGTCAATGACAAACAAATCTTCCAGCAAGATGCGCAGCCAGTCCGCCCATGTATGCTCTTTGTCAGGCGATTGGAAAAACGCAATGGCTTCATCGACCTTTCGGTCTTTTCGCTGCGATTCGTTGTCTTTGGTTGATTCAACGTCGCGCTTTTGAATCGTCCATTTCAGGCACTCCATTTGGTCTTTGCGCTTTTCGATAACCAAGCGTAACACGTCGTAGTTATCGGCAAGGGCGCGTAATTGTGTAAAGCCTATTGCCTCACGTTCACGCGGTTTGGAATGCCCTACGTTGTAGAACGGCTCATAATCGAACCGCCGACCCTCTGCCTGTTGTGCAACAGGTGCTAAAGGCTCGCCCGCATCAAACCACCCGTCCGCGTTGCCGGTAAAGGCGTAACGGACACCGGCGGCAACGCGGGCAATAAAGCCTTGTGATAAAGGTGTCTTTTTACTCATTTATTTGCCTCAACCTGCGAACGCAGGTAATCAATCATGCCAGTTCGGGTGTCTAGTAGCTCGCCAAACGCACGGCTCAAGCAGTCGATTTGGTCGTCATGCTGACCGTTTGGGAACATCCGCATTTCTGAAATCAGCGCGTCTGTGTCCCATGTGCCATCATCCAACAACATCACGTTACCGATGTTGACTTGAGCGGCGAACGGCTCGGCTCGTGTAACCTTATCGCCCGATTCGGGGCTGGCAAATACAGAAAAACCCGCCAGTTGACGGGTTAGATATAAAGTTTGCGACTTACCAGCCTGCCCGGGATCTTGAGGGATAGATATCTTAGTTTTCACGCCGTCTTTTTGCGCCGTGTTGCGTAATATCCTATCTCGCTCGTCAGCACCATACTGGCCGCGCACAATATTGGCGATGATGTACCGCCCATCTTCTGTTACACCAAGCCTGCCGCCAGCTGTATAGTCGCCGTCGTTCGCTGTTGAGGCTAAGTCCCATGCGCGAACCCATCTGATATTTCCAGCAGGCAATGCTTTCACAAATTGCAGATTATCGGGCTTAAACGTACCACCATCAGGCGGTGCAGGTTTCTGCAAATACTGCCCGGCAAACACATACGGCGCAGCTTGTTCCATGCGGCGCAATGTTTCAATATCGTGCTTTTCAGGCCACAATGCCGTGCCGTCGTCTTGAATAGCAGGTAAGCAAAGGTGTTCCCACTCTTCGCCATTACCACCATCAAGCAGCCAACCTGCCAAGTCATTCTCGTGCAACCGTTGCATAATGAGGATAATCGGCGTTTCAGGGCTGTTTTTACGAGATTCAAGCGTGTTTTGGAACCAGTCGATGATGTTTTGCCGTCTAACCTCGCTTCGTGCTTCGTCAGCCTTGTGCGGATCGTCAATGATGATACAACCGCCAAAGCCCTCACGGTGCTTGCCTGCACCAAAGCCTGTAATCGTGCCGCCTGTACCTGTTGCGTACATCACACCGCCGGCAGTCGTTTTCCAGTGATGGCTGCTCTCGCTTGCAAGTGCTAAATCAGGGAAAATTGCCCGATATTCCTCATGCTGTACCAAGTTCCTAATCTGCACGGAGTTATTGACGGCCAACGTAGCCGAATAGCTCGCATGAATAAACTCGCTATCAGGCACACGCCCCATCGCCCACGCGATAAAGTTCACAACCGCTATTTCCGTTTTCGAGTATCGCGGCGGAATGTTGATAATCAGGCGTTTTGTTTCGCCGTTGAAAACACGCTCAAGCGCGTTGCAGATTATGGCGTGGTGTCTCGCTTGCGTCCACTGGTAGCCTCGTCGTTCGCGGAACATCCACCGCGTGAACATGTATAAATTGATTGAGCTTAAATCCCGAATTACCGAAATTTCAGCTTCATTGAATTGCTCTAGTGCCATTTTATTTTAAATTCCTTTGCGAAATTGCATAAAAATGGCAATCTAGCCGTCCATAGGATTAGCATTTTATGCTAAACCTTGTTCAAAACATCTTCAGCAATCTTGCGAAACTCTTCGGCATTAAGCCGTACTGCTGGCGTCATACTGCCATCGCTCGATTTCACGTCAATCTCTTGCTTGTCGCCGTATTTCTTCGGCGCAATCTTGGAAGCCGCCCATTTTCGCGCGTCTATCTGCAATTTGGCTTTTGAAACTGCCGCGCTCTCTGCTTCTGCACTGTCGGCAATCTCGATAATCTCTTCTGCGAAATAATCCGCCTGTTTCTCTCTCGCGCGCGCGTATTGTTCCGAAAACTCTTTATTCTCAATCAGCCACTTGCACACGGTTGACGTTGTAGGCATACCATCTTCAGCGCATATCGAGCGCAAGCTTCTGCCATTTGCGATTTTCTCGCATATATCTTCTATCATCGCGCCGTTGTATTTTGTCGGACGGCCTATCTTGCGTTTTGTGTCGCTCATGGCACCTCCTCTAAAAAAGAAACCGTCTAACTCCGATCCCTCTCAGAATTAGACGGCCAAAACACACTCGACTCACAGGAAAAATGGAACGCCCTACACCGGCAAGGCATAGGGCGAAGGGTGCAAGAACCGCTTTATAGTCTGTCATGCATGACAACCATTTAGGTCGGGCAAACGCGTTTCACTTGCACCGCGTTTTGTTACGACTCTCTCTCGTATGTAGGGCGCGACCCCTAGTTTGATTTGGAAGCGTCCGCGGCATCTTCCTCAACGGCTACGCCGCCCCTTTTGCCTTTGCCAGTTATGGCATGGCTAGAAAACCTGAAAATTCAAACGCCGCTACCTGTACAGGCAGAAGCTCACATTCAGACGCTCCGAAAACGCAAAAACCCGCACATTGTTATGTACGGGCTTAGAAATTCATATCCTTTGGGCGTGCGAAAAGCCCCGCAAGGGTAACGATTTGAATTATACACCTATTGCTGGAAAAAACAACAGGCCGTCTGAAAATTTGATAGATGGGGAA